AATCAACCTAATTTAGATTTATAATCACAATATCGTAAACGATATGGATCATTTTAGGCTTTTCAAAAATCCGAGAATTATTATCAGCGTGTGTTGGACACTGGTTCACATGGCAAGAATTTTATATATTTTCTTGGCCTCATGTCTTCCCAGTTTATTGGCGTTTTTGTGTGTTTTTTATACACATTTTGCCATACTCCAACATTGTGTTTATAACGCTGTAACATTGTACTTTGGTGTAGGTTTTTATCGTCAGGCTGTCGTATCGTCTGTTGGACCTTTTCATCGGTCAGATATACCTCAACTGCTAACTTGCCATATAAATCATCGTATCCATTTACTCCTTTCATCTCATTACTATATGAATTTTCTTCTATTAGTTCTGGGACAGTTGGGAGTCTTCTTTGGATTGCCTTATGTATGGGCACTAATGCTTCCGATACTAGTGGAGCCGGTCTTAAATTTTGGTCTTTCCAGTTATAGAGAATTTGTAGAAGACACTGTCTATCGACTAGGTGTCTATCTTGCAATTCCTCGTATCGATGTTGTAGAAATTTTACTGCATCATCAATATCTTCTGGTAGACCTGCAAATTCTTGGACAAGAGAACTTTGTGCATTTGTCACAAAGTCACTTTCAGTTACATCGTATAATCCCACACCACCGCCCCACTCTGGAATAAACCAGGGTAGGTTGATGGTCTTGAGAAAATTACCATGTAACTCCATGAATTTCTTTTGTAATTTATACCGACATCTGTTTGGTGCGGATGTTATTAGTTCACGATGTTTTTGTCCAATGGATGGTGCTTCTGTTGTAAAGATATCGGCTATAGACGGTTTTTCATTTACCGTTTCCGATCTTTTCTTTAACATTAATAACCCACTATTTATAAATGGTATTTGTTTGAATTTACTTGTTTGAACGGTTTGTCCGTCTTCCAATGTACATTCAACATGCCTGCTAAATAGTGTGCTGTTAATGTCTACAACAAATTTTTTATAAAAGCATTTTCCTATGGATGGCTCCAGTCCAATAAAATTTCCAAGTTCAGCCCAATACACTTTTCCTTCTTTCCCTATTGGGAACAAGCAATCATCACCATTTATCAGTAATTTATGTTGGCATAATTTCCAGTAAAACTGGTTAGAGTTTTCAAATTCTTTTTGATATTCTATTGCCATTCTACAGATTACTGCATTAGCTATACATAAGATCGGGAATGATACTATTGAACCCATCAATTGACCTCTTTTTTGAGGGGCCTTTTGAGGATCGATAAGTTCATTTTTCCCAATATTTAATGTATGTCTAGTTAAAGCGTCGATGAATGTTCTTGTTTCAAGAGGGCTGAGTTGTATTTCTTTACTTATTTGTAGGGCTATGTACTCGCTTACCCAGCTATGCAGATTATTTGTTGCATCGTTGTAGTCCCCCGAAAGGAAGCTGGTTTCTTCAGTAGTATTTTCAAACATACTATTGAGTATCTCCTCGCTTACTGGGGTTCCAACTAATTGAAATGTTGGATGTTTTCTTAGAGTACTGTGCATAAAAACTTGTAATGGTTTTAATGCGAAATTTATTGCTGGTGGTCCTTTCGTTATTACTCTAATCTTTAGAGCTTCTGAAAGACCGTGCGGTTGAGCTATTAAATCTCTATCAGACTTAGTTGCTTGTTTTAGTATTTTCCAGTAAAGTTTGCTAACTTCTTCTCAATCCTGCTTGAATCATATTGATATATCTTATGATTCTCTCGGGATTCTGTTTCCCTTTCTTTAAAACTAATTTTAGTATATTCATGGAGATTCATCTCCTCTACAAGGGGCAAGAAGTGTGAGAGTGATCCTAGCTGTGACTTTGTTTTATTGTAATTCGCACTGGAACTTGGCATAAACGGTTTGATCCTATCTTTGATGGTAAATTTCTTTCCACCAAAGATTTCGGAAACTGTTTTGTCAATTTCATACTGAATTCTTAATTTTGTCACGGTACCTGTTTGATTGTTGAATTTAAATTTTCTTTCTTCAGTCTTCTCCGATTCTGTAGTTAGTGCGATGAAAGTCGCAACTTCTGCAGATTGGATATCTATTTTATCAGGTCTAGGCATTCCTTTTTTAGCACTTTTAATAGTGGCTAACCAACTTAACTTTCTTTCAGGGAATTTTATCATCATCCAATTTGTATGATGGTAGAATCTTCCCCCTATTAAAGTTGATGGATGGTCGTCGCTTTTAAAAAGCTTTACTGGTAATTCATCATTTAAATGAAAAGCAACATAGGCAGCTAGCTTATACTTCATAAATTTTATAAAGCGGTTTATAGCTATATTGACTTTCCTACCTAATTGATCTGTTACTTCCTTTATAGGAGATATTTCACTTATACATTGGGCCCAGTGTTTAACTGTTGGCTCAATGTTAAAGTGATCCATCTTCTGGTCGAAGATTTCTGCCAGGTCAATTAATAATTTTATGCTTTCTCGGATACAAGACTCCTCTGTCTTTGTGCAGGGGAGCGTTGGGAGTTTCTCAACTACCAATTGAGTTTGACACCTTACAGGATCACA